TGGAGATGAGGGGAATCGAACCCCTGTCTTACAAAGTAATCATAATACCAGCATATCACACGTTTAGGTAAAGTTTAATCTTATTCACTTTCCAAAATAATTGGGGCCGTATGGTTAGTACAGCTTTTCCACCAATTCGTTGATTCGGGCTCAACGAATAAAGCCTTTGTAAACACTTCTGTTCCTAGGTTGTATGTGCACCGACCCGATTGTTGTGACTAGGCTGCTACAGCGTAATCAGCACCTACGAAAGCCATAAGGTCTTCGAAGGTCATAGTTGACATTTCGTCAGTTATTGTTTTGTACAGATTTAAAGACATCTAGCACTTCTGTCTACGTGTGGTACTACCATTCTCATTGCAATCAAGTCCATGGCATCCCCATATAATATGTAAATATACGAATAATAATTTAGATTACCAAATTATTGTTTAGAAAATTGTAAATAGTTTGGTAAATATAAATGTAAGGATGAAATAGTCTTCATTCCTATTTTTATTGAATTGAAATTAGATTCTTTTATTTCATCTACGCTTCCACTTATTCTCCAACGTATAATTACAACATTAAAAAATGGACTTATTTTAAAATTTAAAAATGATAATGAATCAATTTCATATATGTATCCAGTAGCATCATTTGCTTTTTGAATAAAGTATCTTTTTATAAATCCTCTGTTATAATCATCTACTAATGGAGATGGTACGTGGGTGATTATTTCGGGAAGTTCATATTCCGATAAATTATTATTAATCTTTTCGTATCTGTATTTGTTTACTGACATTTTATTGTTTTTGTCTATATTCTCCAGTCACATTTGTTGTCCACATCATACCTTCCAAACTTTGCTCTATTTGTGTAACTTGAAATAAACCATGCTTAGCATACTTAGCTGGAATTCCGTTTATATTAAACGTATCTCCTCTACGAATACCACTTGTTCCCAATACTTTAAAATTATATTTTATTGGTAATGGATGTGATAATGTTCCATTAGCCTTCTTAGCAGTAAATGCATCATTTTTCATTCTATCAAAAAATGGTTCATCGTTTAAGCAATATATAACAAATAATTTCTTTAAAGCTTCTGGGTTTTCTAAAGCAGTAATTTTATCAGGATTCATTGATGCCCAATCTGGAAGTGGTAATACATCTATTTTAGCTAAATTATTTGAAAGAGCTGTTTTTTTATTTTGCTCATCATCCGCTTCATCTTTTTTCTTTTGCTCTTTTACTTCTTCTTCTTTCTTTTCAATTTCTTTTTTGATATCCGATATACTTTTATCCAATGTCTCAATTTTAGCTCTAATTTTTGCTATATCTTTATCACGTAAATCTTCTTGAACATCTTTAGCAGCTTCTTTATCTGCAGCTTCTTTTATAGCTTTATCACTTCTAAATACATTAGCTACTGTATCAGCAGCTTCTTGTATAAATTCAACATCAAGACCCCTAGCTCCTTTTTTTGCATAATCAGCTTTTATTTTATCAATTTCTGCCTGCAAATCTTTTTTATCGTTTCTTGCTTTTTCTAGTGCTCCTTCGTTTTTTACAATATCTTCTTGTATCTTTTCATGTGGCTTTTTCTCTGTTTCTTTTTGTTGTTCTTTTTGTGCTAAATCTTGAGCATCCTTTTCAGCTTGAGTTAATTTTTTTCTTTTATTACCATTTGAATCAGTAACACTATCTAAAAATAAATCAGTTTGTGAATTAAAAAATCCACCTACGCCTACAATTGGTTCATCCGGATTATTTGCTAATGCTAATCTTCTACTAATAATTTGATTTGTCATTTCAGATGGTACTGATATATCAAGATTGGCATCTAAAAATACAGATTTGGGCCCACTGTGATAAAATACCTTTGTGTTAGTATTGGGATTACTACCAACCCAGTTTTCATCTATTACAGTTATTATAATTTTACTTGGCGTTGGTTTTCCTTCTTCAACCTTACCAGTGTTTACTGTTTCTTCAACTATTTGAAAATTCCAAAATGAATTTACTGCAGATGACATCTCATTCAACATATCAACAAAAACCTCTCTTATGTTTTTATTTTTTTGTGTTAATTTTTCAACAAATAAATCAAAATTTATATATAAGTTTTTTAAATATCCCCAATATCCCGCCTTTTCAACATACCCATCTTCATTTAAATCAGTTTGTTCAACAAATTGTATTGGTTGACCAGGAATTGCATTTCGTACTATTCCATACTCGTTACCACCGCTTCTAAATATACCACCTTTTAATTGGTCTACTTGCCCCTCATTTAAAAAATAAACAGAGAAATCAGGCATAAACCCCGGTATTACCAATTTAGATGCCTTAGTTGAAAACATATTTGGAAATGCTCCAATTTTTGCTTTACTAATATCAAATTCAACACTAAGTTTTTTACTACCCATTGTGTAAGCAGTAAATTCACTATTTGAATTTAATATTTTTACCGCCAAATCAAATCTTATATATTTATTTTTTGAAAATAATTTTTCCTTTTCAATTGTAGATTTTCCAACTTTTATTTCACTGGAGTTACCGAAAATTTTAGCGATAAATCCAGGGTTTGCATATGTTGTAATACTTTTATTAACAGCAGCATCTAAATTTAAATAAGAATCCCAATCAGTTGTGGGCATTAATTTTCGTACTTGGTCAGTTTGCCTTTGAGATGGTAACTGATTAAACATATTTTTGAATCTTCTATCTCTACGAATTTCACCACTACCTGCTTCTTCTGTTTCAGATACCCCATAAGGTTTGGGTTCTCCAGGTTTATCAACTATATCACCCTTACCATCAATTTGTAGTGATTTATTTTGAGTTTGTAAAAATGTTGGTAATCCGGGAGCTCCTCTAAGTTTAACAGATACTGTCCATTTATCTCCATCAGATGATACCGTACCACCAACTATAAATCCTAAAAAAGAATCATAGTCTCCAGCAGAATTTACACGTATTGAATGTAATTTGTTATAATCTAAATTTATATTTACAGCTTGAGATAGTATATGTTGTGCTTTATTTTCTTTAACATTTGTATTAATTGCACTTTTTATACCATTTACACTATTCCAACCATATTCAATACATAAAGAATATCCAGGTTCCAAAAAATAAGTCTGCATTAACTCTATTTGGGCTAATGAAAATGCTTTCATAGTTAATGTGCATTCTCTTGATATTTGGTCTTTGCCTTCTTTTATTTCCAATGCAGTTATAATTGGAGATGGTCTTAATGGTGCACCTATTCCAGATGATATTGGGTTACCGTCCCAACTAAGACCCATATCACCACTACTAACACTATCACCATATGTACTTGTAAATTCAGTAGTACCTTTAAAAACATCGGATTGGTTTACAGATGATAATATAAGACCATTTCTAGCTCTAGTTCCTTTTTTTGTTGTCTCCTTTCCATCTTTATCTTTAACAATAGTATCTTTACTACTATCATATTCAAGCACCCTTGCCCCAGAAAAAACTCTAATCCAAGCCATTCTTTTACTTGCATTAAATCCTACTTTACTGCTGGATACCTCAGATGTTAAATTTATATAAATATTATCTTCAATGTTACTTAGCTTAGGCCACATATATGTAAATTATTATTGTTCAAAATCACGCAAAATATCAATGTAATTTTGTGGTATTCTTAAAATCGTTCCTTCCTTTATTCCAATATTTGCATTATGAATATTATTAGCACAAGCAATTATCCACCATAAAGTAGAATCGTTATAAAATTGATATGCTAATGTATCAAATCTATCACCAGTTTCAGTTGCAACATATATATCATCATCCGTTTTTGCGATATTAGGATATATTTTAGATTGTAGTACCTCCCTACCATCTATTGTTTTTTTGAATCTACTATTTTTATATCTGCTTTGCATATTTTATTTACAATTGTTGTATCTTTTAACGTGATGGTTCTGCAATAAAATTATCAATCCACTTTCTTTCATAACGTAGTAATTCTCCCTCATCCCCTCTACTTTCAGGTCCTGTATGAAGTGGTTGCTCTCCATCTCTTACCGAATATTGCATATTTGGTGGTTTTGGTTTTTTGTATATATTGAAATCTTTGTATTTTTCTACAAATATACCATGTGGACCTATTTTTTCTTTTGGTTTTTCTTCGGATGGATTTTTTGTATTTGAATCCTGTTTTACATCAGTCTGAGTGCCATCTTCTTTCTTTTTAGGAGAACCATCCGCATTTAATTCTTTGTTACTATCTTGCTTAATTGAAACATTAGCAGGAACATCACCATATCCATATAATCTTTTTTGATATGTACTTCCAATTGTTTCTACTAATTTAAGCGTAATATCAACATTTACAATTTTTGGCAATTTCCAATTTTTAGTTTCAGCATCAAGACCAATATCCCAAGGTGAATTATCATCAATTGTATATGTTAATGAATCTATATATGCTTCTTTATTTCTAAACATATCTCCTAATGTAAATTTAATAAAAGGTGCATATACTGAATTTTGTGAATACCCTTGTGGATAAGTAAGACTTGTTAAAAAATTTAATCGTTGCCAAGCTGCTACATGTTCATCATATGATAAAGAATATACTTTAAAACTAAATGTTAGACTCCTCTCAATACCATTGTATGTATAAAAATTAAATGGATTTCCAATAAATTTGTTAGTATCCCAAGAAGGAGTTAATGTTTCAGATAATCCACTTATAGTTGCTCTAAAATTTACAGCTGCTTTTTTAACAACAGACCAAAATTTTAAAGTTACAAAATCATAATCATCTAATTGCTTTTCCGCATCTTTGATTAAATCATTTTTTAACCCAGTTGCTGATGGATATGAAACCTGTTTATTTAAGTAATCTGATGTTGTAAACATCGCTCTGACTCTTTCAATACTATTATTACGTTGTATTTCATTTCTACTAAATTTTGTTTTTGGTGTTTTTATTACATTTGGTCTAATATATTTACCCCATTCAACATCTGGACCTATTTCTTTTTGTGGAAATGTTACATACTTTGAAGATAAATCATCTCTAATTTCTATCGTACTCGCATCAACCCAAGGTAATACAGTTTTTGAATATGGATAATTACTAGCGTATCCTGCAGTCTCACCAGTATCACTCAATTTAGCTTTAAGTTGTGCTGCTTGCGATGGTGACCCCAATAATAATTTGTTTAACGCCTTTTTTCCAATTTCTAAAGCTGAACCAATCAATTGATTTTCATTTGGTCTTCCTTGTAAGTTATTGGCTAATACTTTACCTAAAAAATTTCCTGCACCAGCTGATTTTATTTTTTGTAATCTAATCATAGTTGCATACTCTCCGCCCGGCTTTGCACCAGGACCTAATGGACCTATTGTTCCAAAATCTTTATTAAGAGCAATACGGCTTGGTATTAATTGTTCAGGTAATTTAACTCCTAATTTTGATAATATATTGTTACCTAAATTCTCTGCTTTATTTAAAAATGTACTTAATATACCACCATTACTAACACCCTTAGCTCCACTTTTCATATCATCCACAATCCCTCTACTTTTTGTAGTGAATTTAATTATATCAGTTCCGTATATAAAAGGGCTTGTTGTTGTTGCTAATATTCTTAGTCCAGTTACTTCTTCTTCTAATCTTCTTTCTCTTGTTCGGATTGATAAATTTCTTCTACCAATTTCAGCAATTCTAAAAGATGGAGTCATTAAAACATTATATGGATTTCTTCGTAAATCAGCAGTATTACGAATATCATATTGTTGTTCAGCAGTTTGCCCACTAACTAATTTTTTACTTTTAAATAATTCTTCTATTGTTGGCATTTACTTATATTTTATGCTATTGCAAAGTTATTTCGTGTACTCTTATTAACCTGATTTGATACTCCTGCTGTAACTTTTGCTCCATCCATATGTACCGATATTTTACCAGCAGCCATATCTGCTCTTAATCCTTTTATTTCAGCTATCATAGCATTTAATGGTGCAGATAAAATTGCTAAATTAATTTGAGGTGTACCTCCGCCAGCCGCTGCTCCTTGCATCGCTTTTGCTGCTCCAGGTGCTGCTACTAAATCATCGTTTGGCGATAATTCAAATAAACCACCTTCTTTTGTTGATACTCTAGTTTTACCATCAGCAGGTGACATTACGTCTCCAGCTTTACTAACCAAACTATATCCATACGCCAATGCACCAGCAGCTGCCACCGCACCTAAAATTGGACCTATAACAGGGATGAATGCTGCAATTGAGTTATATGCACTTATAGCCATTTTAGCTACACCAGCTAATAATCCTTTTTTCTCTGCTAATGCTGCCCTATTTGTAAGTGCCAGCTTAGCTATCATAATAGCATTTTCATATTGAGATACAACAACAGTTGCTATTTTCTGTGCGTATATTGCACCTAATACTCCTAAAAATACACCAGCTATATCCAAATTTTCTTTTAAGAATCCTGCCATTTTTGCCAATCCCTCAACAGCTGCGTTTATTGGTAATAGTATTAAATTCATTATACTTGCTACCCCTTCTAATAGTGGAGATAGTACGCCACCAACAGTAGCAACAATACCCATAAATGCGTTTTGCATTCTAGTCAATTGCCCTTGCTGTTCTTGCTGTGCTGCAAATTTCTTTACTTCAAGTCCTAATTGTTCTTTATCTATATTAGTTATATCTAATCCTTTATCAATAGCTTCTTGTGCCATTTTTTGGTCTTCAGCTGATAATGAGTTTAATTTTTCTTGTGCGTTTAATTGCTTATTAATTTCTTCCACACTCATACCAGCTGCTTTAGCTAATTGTTGTTGTGTGAAGTAATCTTTTTTACGGAAGTCACCACTTCTTTGTAATTGTGATAACGTTTCTGCATTAGCTTCAGCAAGTTTACCTTCCATTGCCAATGCTCTTGCTCTACTTAAATTAAATTCACCCCCAACAAATGTTGCTGCTACCAATTCTTCCTCTATACCATTTTCAAAATCTAATAATTTTTCTGCTAAAGATACTTGTTGTTTTAAAGAAGTACCCATTCTTTGTGCTTGTACTGCATTTTTTGTTAATGCATTCAAATCACCTTTAAAAAATGTTGATGCTGCTTCCGCATTTTCTGCAATATCTTTAAATATTTTATCAGGAGCTATTCCAGACATCTTAGCCATATTAGCAACTTGCAATTGAACATTTGCAGCTGTATCGGAACTCAATCCACCCACACTTTCAAATATACTTTGTACATTAGCTGCGTGTTCAGCGGTAACACCAAAATTGGTTTTCATTAAAGTTAATGCAGCTACAGTTTCTTCCGAAAATTGTGCTACATCACTAAATGATGTTTTTAATGCTGACATTGTATCAAACACATCCTTCAACTCAATACCAGCATCTCTATAATACATCTCAATATGATGCGCTTGATGTGCTAGTTCTTTTGTTTGTGATAGTGTTAATCCAGTTTCTTTTCTAAAATCTTCTGCAGCTTGGTCTAATGCAATAAACGAATGTAATGCTGCCCCAGCTGCAGCAAATACTAATGCCAAAGGTCCTAATTTTGTAATAGCTTTAATTAATCCTTTAGAAAAATCCAAAGCTTCACTCATAAACCCCGGCAAATGATGCATTAATTGATGTTGTTGTTCATGCAATTCAGCAATTCTTTCTTCTTTTTTCTCTAAAGCCTCTTTTATTTTATATAATTGCCTAGCTTCTTCTTTTTGTTTTGTAGTTAAATGAGATATACTTCTCTCAAATTGTTCTATTTTTTCCTCATGAGCAATATGCTCTCCGCTGTGATGTGCTAATGATTGTGCTTGTTCGATTACAGCTTTTTGCAACCCTTCTAATGTTTCTCTCCTTGCTATTGATTTTTCTAAAGCAGCGCCATCCAAGTTTACCTCAGCTTGCTTCATTTTAATTACTCGTTGAGTAACAGAAGCTAATGAACTTTCAGTAGTAAACTTACCATCTATAATTTTTTTAGTGGCCTTACTTAACGATGCAATTGATTCCAATGCATCTTCTTCGTAATCTAAATATTCCTTTCTTTTTTGATATTGAATTGCAGATTCTTTTTGGAGCTTTAATCTTATTTTTTCCTGCTCCATCATATCTTCCAACTGCTGTTTTTCAGAACCTACGGCAGTAGCAATTTTTTCGTTTATAATACGAATACGTTCAGATATCTGAGCGTTTTCTTCTAACAAACGATTTAATTCTGATTGTTCAGCTGGTGTAAGTGGTTTTATTGCCATTTATAGTATTACTTAAAATCTTTTCCTATAATCCCCATATCTTGCATTTTTTTAAACAATCTTGGGTCTTCTTTTTTCATTTGTCTAAGTCTAGGAACATATGATTGATTAATATCTGCTAATTCAGCATCTAATTTTTTTAATATTGGGTCATCATCAATAATTTGCTGCATAGTTTCAGGTTTTTTCTTACCAAATAATCCCCAAAACTCATTTAATTTTGATTCTGATATTTTATATCTTTTCATAGTATATACAATTTAACATCTATAAATATCCCATAAATAAAAAAGTTAGGATTACCAATGATTATCGGCGTATCCTAACTTTAGAATTTGATGATTTATTTGTTTTCTGAACTTCTTCTGATTCTTTTTTCTTTGCATCTACCAACTTATTATAGTAAAAATTTCTAAGATAAGTTGGCATTTTATACATTTCCATTATAGTAAATCCATTCCCATATTGAACCATATCAAATATTTGGGTATGGACCATAATACTATGATTCGGAGCCAGGCCAAAAAAACCCTACCCCCATCGAGATAGGCGCCTCCTCCACCTCACCATCTTCGTGGGTATATTCAAACTTCATATCCAAATCAGGTGATATTGTTTTTATATATTCTCTAAATGCTCTACTATCTCTAGCTAACATACCATTAACAAATTTATTAATAGTACCAATAGCGTTATCACCATCAACTGATTTAATCATATATCTTAAACGAGTTGTGATTGATGCAGATACATCTTTACCAAGTTTTTCCAATGCGGTAATATCTCTTTCAATAGCCGTTTCATCTGCGTGTGTAAGTAATTTAAATGTAATCTTAGTTCCGTTGCTTGGTAATTTAAATTCAAATTCATTTTTATTATTGAACATTGAAAAGTCTACTTCTTTTGTTTTAACTTTACCCAAATCAACCGTTGCTTGTATTGATTGTCCTAATTTAGAAGAATAGAAATTAAATACATAATCAGGACCATATCCTAATAATCTTGTTGCTAATATAATAGCGTTTTTGTCACCCAATATAATATCATTTGGGTTTACACCATCAACGATAATAGATTCAAATAATTTATCCAAAACAATACCTTTTTTGATAAGATTTTGATTTGATAGAATATCTTCTTCTTTTGCAGTCATGTACTTTATAGTAATTCTGCCAGATGATAATGGATTATCTTTTGGATATACTTTACCTTGAGATGGAAGGTCTAATACCTCCGTTGGAAAATCATATTGTTTTTCGCTCATAACTTTGTTATTTTAAGTTTGTATATATAAATACATAGTTTTTAAAAAAATAGAAAGCACAAAAAAGGGGATTCTTTTGAAATCCCCTTAATTTTATATACTTTTGATTAGAATTCTAAGATTGCGTAATCGTAAGTTAATGTTAATTCTATTGTTGCAGGTTCATTAGAATCAAATGCTAAGTCACCAAAGTTAGCCTGAGAGATAAATGCACCTTTTAAAGTCCATTGTTCAATCTTATCACCAACAGGTCCTAATAGATAGAATGTGATATCTTTCTTATAGAAGTCAGCGTATCCATCTCTACCAGTTATTGATTCATGTCCTAAACGAATCCAGTCCATTACCGCCTGAGCTGCTGAAGGAACAATTGGGTCATACAAAGTGATAGTCACATCTTGCCAATCTCCCTTACCTTTCAACTTTCTCTTAACGTTGATGTGGTCCATTACAATAGGTTCAAATTGAATTGAAGGTCTATTTGCTGCCTTTACAAGATATGAAGGGATATTTTCAATCTCCATCACATATCTATTTTTCATCTTCGGTTCGAAGTTCGTATAGAACATCTTATCAAACTCTAATATTTCTGCCATTTTTATTCCTTTTTATTATATTAATAAATATCTACTTTGTTTATTTTCATATTATGCTGTGAAACTTGCTCCAGTTGGTAAGATGTTGAAATCAATTACGATGAATTCAGCTGTCTTAGCCGGTTGTAAGAAAATTTGTCCTGCTAATATGTTTCTATCAATCACATCAGGTGTGTTGTTACTTTCATCCATTACAACTTTGAATGTGTAAAGACCTTGTCTTTGTTGTACAGACTCTAAATAAGGATTAACAGTATTTAAGAATCTATTTCTAGTCGTAGATGTGTTTTGTTCGAACACTAAGAAACGAGATGTTGAAGCGATGAACTTCTTAAGAGTGATAAGTAATCTTCTAACATTGATTCTATCTAAAGCAGATGCCTTATCTTGCAATGTCTTCTGTCCGAATGCTACAATACCTTGTCCAGGAAATGCTGCGATTGGGTTTACTTTGTTCTCATAAAGAGTATCTCTTTCAGCGTGCGTTAATCTATTTAATACACTAACTGCTCCAGTGATACCACCTCTATTTAAACCAGCAGGTGCGAACCATTCAGCTGCTAATCTATCATTAGAAGCGAATACAGCCGGCATCAATACTGATGGTGGTACAGTTGTTAATTTATTTGTGTTACTATCAATTGTTTTAACCCAAGGATAGTAAGTTGCTACATAGTTTGAATCTACTGAATTTGCTTGCTCAGTTGCTTCAGTAATTGTATCATCATAATCGTTGAAATCAGCGATGTAGAAACAATCTTGTCTATCTTCAACCATATCAATTACTTTAGAAGTAATAGCCGGATGTAATTGTCTTACAATACCAGGAGTTACTACCATATTGATATCATACTCATCAGGATTAGATACAGCGTTGATTGCTTTTGTATATGCTACCGAACCAGATGCTGTTGAAGTTGCGCAATTGAATCCTTGCTGATTTGCATTTCCCCAATCAGTATCACCAGCTTTAGCTATTTTTACAGTTGGGTTAGTACCATCAAATCCGAATTGGAATCCTAATATAAATTGTCTCTTAACCATATCAGTTGATGCTGAACCGGTCATTACATATGATAACCCTTGCTCACCATCAAATGCGAATGCTTTGTTTGCCCCAGCAACTGCTGATGCAGGTATTGGTGCTAAGTACTGAGCGTTATCATTTTTTACACCAGCAGTTTCAAAATCAAAACCAGCATAATATACAGGAGATGATGATGTGTTGTTTGCTGAACCAGTTTGGTAAACCACTGCAGGTACTCTACTTTCAGTACTACCTAAATAAACAGGGTTAGTGTATGCTTCGTGTCCGAATGGTGCTGCTGATATTGGATAAGAACCAGGTCCTAAAATATTAGCGTTTGAATCCTGAACTACAACTCTTACATATTTTGATTTTGAAGTATAATCACCATATTCAGTAATTTTACCATTAGAATCAATTGTGAAATATCTATCACCAATTCTTCTAGCGATATAGTTTGGAGAAGCAGGGTCTAAGTTTACATTGTTAAATGTTTCAACAACACTCTTTCTCTTATCAGTATCACTATATGAACGAATTGTTACAGTAAATGTAGAATAATCAGTTGCTCCATCTTCACCAGCTGCTTTTACATTAGAAATACCAACTTTAAATTTAGTATTATATAATGTACCATGTCCAATAGTTTTAAATTGGAATAGATTATATCTTTCACCACTAATTAATTGTGATTGAACAATTGGAGTTTCAGCTTCTTTTGCATCACCGAATTCTTGTGTTGGTAATTGAGCTACAGTTAAAACTGTCTTATTACCAATTACATTAGATGAACCAGTGTAAAATTGTGCAATGTTTTCAAAGTATTTGTAAGCGTATGCTGTTTTTGAACCATATGGAGATTCACCAAATACATCTGCTAAATCATTAGTATCTGTTGGTAAAATAGATGCAGATACATTAAAAGTTACTGCTGAACTAGAAAGTACAAACGAACCAATACTAGCATCATTTTGTACTAAAGTTGTTGATGGAAAACCAACACCTTCGTTACCAGTATATGTTGAATGTAATACTCCAACTAATTTAGCTTGGGTATCTCTATTAGAACCAGATGCAAATATTGCCAAAGGTGCTAATTGTTGATATCCACCAATACCAGCAACTCTTACGATTGTTGCTTGTCCAGCTTCTCTTAAATAGTTTTGTACTGCATATTCAGTATAATAAGTTCCATCAGGAGTACCGAAGATATCTTCGAACTCTGATTGGGTTCTCACAATAGTAGGTACGAATGCAGGTCCTTGCTTAAAAGGTCCTATAAATGCTGCTCCGATTTCTCCTACACCTTGTGCTAAGAATGAAAGGTCATTTTCTCTTGTGAAAACTCCCGGTGATACGATTCTTTCTGCCATTTTATTTCTCCAATTTGTATTTTAAGTTTGTAATTAAGAAAATCCCATGTAATTACCTATATAAATATAAAGAAAATGTTCAAAACACAAATTTGTTTATAAATAAGTGCTTTGAACATATTACAATAAAAATCTTTAAATATTATTAAGTTGTTGGTGCAACCTCTGGTGGGGTTGGTGTAGCACTACCAGATGTTGGTGACCAAGGTAAATCAATTTCATTTACATCTATTGTTGCAAATTTTACAGTATTAATTTGTTTTTGTATTTGTTGATTTATATGATTCATATAGTTCGATGGAGATGAACCACTTACATGGTTTTGTATCCAACCCAATACTAATTCTTCTGTCAAATCTCTATAATCAACAAAACCATCACCATTAAGGTCTTGTATTTCAAAAGGAGTTGCTCCATTGAATATACCGCTATTACCATCTTCATCGGTACCTGTTAATCTCCAATTAGTACCAACAATTACATCAGATAAATTTTCTGTGTTTTGTTTTTTAAGTCCTATTAATTTCCAATCGTATGTTAATCCCATAATTTTTTATTTTATATTATATAAATATATTGATTTTAAACTTCCAATGAACCACTATAATAATCGGTAGTTAATAAATGTCTATATGCTTGTGCCATATGGTCCAATGTTGATGATTGGTCTATAAAAAATACGCACTTATGGTCCATACCAGCAGTACCAATACTAACACCATGTTTATTATCAGATGGGTTAGTTCCTATAAATCCAATTGGGTTTGCATTGGCATCCCTTGCAGCTTTATTTACCCAAATAGTTACTGCCACTTCTCCAGTATATCCAGCAGACCAATATACTTCCGTACCTGCGCTTCTATTCATTGGCGTTAAACCATCGGGTCTAGATAGGTCAACAGGTGGCTTAAAATCTGCCATTCTTTTTTCAACTTTTATATTTGTAACAACGTGATATGCATTTGGTACAGTCAATCCAGTTCCTGGTAATTCGTAATCTCTAATTAGTGCCATATTATTATCCTTTAATATTAAGTATTAAATTATTTAAAATTTCTTTCAATTCTTTAATTTCAGCTGATTGTTTTTTTATAATTTCATTTTGTTCTTTTATTGCTTCAATAAATAAACCAGCAAAATTACCATATGAAACACCATACTCATCCACATCAGCTGCGTATGTTACTACCTCAGGTAATATTTTTTCTACTTCTTGTGCAATTACCCCTATATTTCTTTTTTTGGTTTCATCATTAATTCTACTATAAAATACACCTCTCATTTGTGATACTTTATCTAAAGCATTATCAACAGTTATAATATTTTCTTTTGCTCGTCTATCAGAATAAGCTACTATATTACCTTCAGAATAAATACCTTTAGCTACATATATACCATATGCTCCAGATGTTGAAGATGTACAAAATCCCGTACAGTTATTTCCTAACGAATGATACAATACCCATCTTCCAGCGTCTTGTAAATATATTCCACCATTACCACTCTCCCACATATAGTGAGGTAAATATGCTGAATCGATTACGTGTCCATACCATCCATTTCTATTACCATTCATTCTCCAAGCACCATATGTGATGTTGTTTGGATACCAGTGAGCTCCGTTTTGACTGGCGTAATATCCCGTGTCATTGGTCCACATCCATTTATACTTAAATGAATAGTTTGATGAACCTGCCAATTGGATACACAAATCACTCATATCGTAATCAGAATAAACTCTAGTTCCTTCATAAGAACCAGCATTTCCTCCCAATTTAATACCAGTATGATATGCAATTCTTAAATCCGGATAAGGATAACCCCATCCACCACCTTCTTGGAAGATAGAGTATGCATTTGTACCTTGTCCAGAGTTACCACCAGTACCAATGAAATCTATACGAGCTGCTCTCATATAGTTGTTGAATTCACCAGAACTCATTTGAGAATATCCAGTAGGGTCAGTATAATATGCCGTATTGTTTTGGTCATAGAATATTGGTGCTCTAGAACTACCATTTGAATATGAGTTACCACCTCTATCAATATAGAAGTCGGTAGTACCCCAACTTTGGTTTCTATGTCCGTGGTCGTGATTGATTCTAAAATAAGAATCATCTGCATATCCATATCCACAAGACCATGTATTACTATTAAATCCGCTTGAGAATAAGATAGAAGGTCTATCACCTCCAGGTCCACCATTTACTCTAAATTCACCAACAATACCCCAAGAGTTATCACCCTGGTTGTTTGCTGCCATAAATGCTCTACTATTAGGACCTGTTCCAAGTTTTACAACTTCTAATACTAAACCAGTGTTTGTAAAATAACTATATCCATTAGGGTCTACATATCGAGATGTGTCATTGGCATCGTACATAATTGTAGAATATAGTGAACCAACACCAACTTCATTCAATCCGTACATTGCTAACTTATACCAAGCACGCTTTGAACTCCAATAAGATGTCCACCATGCACCTTCAATAGGTCCACCAACTAATTGCCACCCATATCCACTATTATATGAACTTACATAGTGAAGTGCCTGAACTCCAGTCCAGTGAGATGTACCAGCAGGTTGGTTAGCCGGATTACTCCATGTATCAAAGAATCCACTACCCCAAGTAAATACAGAGATAAGGTCCGTTGTACCCCATCCCATTGAACCTACCCAATAGTTAGTATCTCCAGTATAATCATTTCTTCTAAAGTTACCCTTTGCAGTTAAACCAATTCTCATTTTACCATAATTGGTCAAACCTTGCCAGTTGGTCTCACTATTAAAATCACCATAATATCCAGTATCTCTATCGTAATAAATTGGTGCGTTCATTTGGTCTCTTGCCCAAATTCTAGAAGAAATTGCTGCGAATGTAGTACCATAGTTCATTACTAATAATCCGTGGTCATTTAAAAATCCAGCTTGTCCTCCAGCGTTTGGATGTGACCAAGCTAAACCATATAAGTTACCAGGACTACTTCCATCAATTGCCAATTTATATGAATCACTCATTGCAAATACACCCTGATATCTAGTAGATGTATAAACACCTACAACAGATTGTCCGTAGTTGTAATCTAAGTAAAGGTTATTGTTTGTACCAATTCTAACTGCCGAATTAAATCTAACAGAAGATGTACTATCTGCATTAAATCCTAATAATGTGTTTCCTGCTGAGTTATTTGATGAATAGAATCCACCTGCTTCGTAAGCGTAATAAGAGCCATCAACTAATGTATATCCTTGTCCACCTTTATATAGGATTACAAATTCAGAACCCCCAGACATAGCATGTCCCCAAGCTCTAGTAAATCCATAAGATGCTAAATCACCTAACCAACCACCACTATTATACCAAACTTGTGCGCCACCAATGGTCATATTAACGGCGTTAATACCACTATTTGTAAATGTTGCCGATGTTACACCATTACTACTTTGAACTCTAAATCCAGTTCCAAAATAGTATCTCATTTCTTCCCAATCATCATCCGCATTCCATATAAAGTGATTGGTATCTCCGTTAGTTCTTAGATATAATCTTTGGTCATTTAAACCATAAGAACCAGTCATATTTATACCACCACTAATAGGAATTGCGTATCCAGAATAGTTTCCAGCATGCAACATTGCTCTCCACCCACTTTGCCAGTTCGTAGTACCATACCATCCGTATCTATGAAGAATTTCACCCTGATAGAAATAGTATTGGTCATGTTGATGCCCACCTAATCCATAATATTCAATTAATGTACCATAAGATGAAGGTGCTCCACTTTGAGTGTAACTATCCCACATTCTAAAGGACATTGATTGAGTACCACTACCAGTACCATGAGCTCCCCAACTATAATCCCATTCTCTATAAGGGAATGTTACTTGGTTTACTACTATTCTATTACTATTCCATAAATAAGTTGTATCATCCGAAACATAATATAGTGGTGAACGTAAATTACCATTTACCGAATCAGGCGTTACATATACTTCCTGATTTACCATTCTTAATGTAGTAAAATTCGATGCACCTTCAGTACCAGTATTTAAATTGATTCTTTTTGATGAACCTCTATTTGATATATTGATTGCGCCAGCTCCATCTAAATTCATAGATAATCCATCAGTAGAATATGCTGCATAAGAACCAAAAGATTGTGTTCTACCACCCATACCAAACCAAACTCTTTGAGTACTATTATCATCATACATTCCCAATAACATATATCCAGATGCAGATGTATTATGCCATCTCATAAACGGAGCGCCACTACTATTGAATCTTGCTAAACCATTTACAATTAAACCGGCATTATTTACATTCAAATTACCAGTATCTAATGTTAAATAATTTGTTCCATTAATACTCCAATAATGAGCGTTATTATTAGAATCAATTTGATATGTTGTATATGCTCCAGAGTTTGAAGGTCTAGTTTGGAATCTCATTTTTGCACGGCTGGTGCCATTATCTACAGTCTCTATATAAAGACCTCCACTATCCATATCACTATAAGTGTAATATGAGTTACCACCAGAAGACCATCTTAAATTACCAACCGCTTGTATAGTAGCTTGAGGAGTACCAGTACTTCCAGCTATTAAGCTATTTGTTACTTTAACGTTTGCATCACTAGTACCAACTGATAAAATAACTGCATCTAAATCTTCATTATTATAGAAACGAACACCACCATATCCAGGCTGTGCACCCATACGAATACCAGTGTGCCATCTTAAATCCAATTTAGTATAGTTACCACCAAAATTTTCTAAGTTTGTACCGATGTAGTAATTGCTATTTGCATCAGAGTCACCACCACCAAAATGTAATCTAGTAGAACCTACTGAACTATATGCCTGATTACTAAAGTTACCACCAATTACAGCTCTACCTGTTACTGTTAAATCATTAAAAGTAGGAGAATCGGTTGTACGAACATACTGATTCATATAATATGCATATGGAGAATTGAAATCAGTAAGAACTAATCTACCACTTCCCCAATTTGCCGAATCAAATGCTTGTTTTGCGAAGAAAACATTTTCTGAGTATTTGTCACTTACAATAGCGAAACTACTCTTAACATCACCACCACTATATGTACTTGTCCATAACACATCACTCCAAGGACCACTAAATCCTAAATTACCACTGGATAGCATTGCTACTTTAAACTTACCAGCTCCAAATATAGCGTTGTTTGGTTTTTCACTACCACCACTCACATAGTAACCACCTAAATAGTTATCTGCTCTTGTATATTGTCTTTGGTCATAATAAGTACCTTCTTGCCCATCCAATAAATCTGAATTGAGGCTTGATACTAATGTAGTTGATGAAACTACCAATGGAGATGTACCAGTTGCAACTCCTAATGTTAGTCTATTATGTGTTACGTTATCAGTTGTTCTAACCGGTTGGTTTAAATAATCTGAGAATTGGTAACCGTCCCATAAATCCGCATCCAATCCAGTACCAGTTCCATCATTTGCACTATGCCAAATTGTTCCAGCAATATGTCCTTGATTTGCAGTTGTCATAGTTACCCATCCAACCGATGACCAAGATGTATTATCCGTTCTATTTCTTATTTTGAATCCTCTAACAGGAGTATTATATTCAAACTCCATTTGAACTGTTCCAGTAGAACCACCCATATTAGTAGACCACAATCCAGAACTATATCCTGTATAACTTAAGGTTCTAAATCCATTATCAACATAAGTATCAATACTAGTACCAGTACCTCCACTTAAATTTCTAAAGAATAATGAATTTTGTTGTCCACCTAAATAATCAGAGTTTAAGTTACTAACTAAAGTTGTAGATGATACTGCTAATGGTGATGTACCAGTTGCTACAGTTGATGTTATTCTATTGAATGATGGTGAATCAGTTGTACGAACATTTTGGTTCATTAAATGAACTTCAGTTGCTCCTTGTCCACTATCAACAGTTCCACTAAGAACTAAATTACCAGCTATGTATGTGTTATCGTCGTGATACCATCTATCACTACCTTCATCCCAATAAAATTGTTTTGTTGCTGCATTGCCTCTCTTAACTTCTATACCAGCATTTTCAGTTGGTGTAGTTGATGCTCCAATATCTGCGTTAAGTGTAATGATATTATCACCTACATTTAATGTTGTTGTATTAATATATGTTGTTGTACCACTTACAGTAAGGTCACCACTAATTGTAGCGTTACCAGTTACTGCTAATGTAGTACCATCGAATCTTAAATTTGCTTCAACAGTTCCGTTAGGAGCTGAACCATTTAGTGTGATTACACCATTATCAGTTGTACCAGTTAATGCTAATAATCCAGATGTACCAGATGTACCACGCGTACCTGATGTTCCACTACTTCCAGAAGTTCCAGAAGAACCAGAAGTACCACTACTTCCAGAAGTTCCAGAAGTTCCAGAAGTACCACTACTACCGCTTGTACCAGCAGAACCACTTACTCCAGAAGTTCCCGATGAGCCACTTGTACCAGAAGTTCCTGAAGTACCTCTACTACCACTTGTACCAGAAGTTCCAGCCGAACCACTTGTACCAGAAGTTCCTGAAGTTCCAGCCGAACCACTCACCCCACTACTACCACTAGTCCCACTACTACCACTTATACCAGAAGTTCCTGAAGTGCCTCTACTACCACTTGTACCAGAAGTTCCTGCTGAACCAGAAGAACCTTGTGCTCCAGAAGTTCCAGATGTTCCTGCTGAACCAGAAGAACCTTGTGCTCCAGAAGTTCCAGATGTTCCCGATGTACCTGCCGAACCTGAAATTCCAGATGTACCAGAAGTTCCTGATGTTCCTGCTGAACCAGAAGAACCTTGTGCTCCAGAAGTTCCAGATGTTCCTGCTGAACCCGATGAACCTTGTGCTCCAGAAGTTCCTGATGTACCTCTACTTCCACTTGTTCCCGAAGTTCCTGAAGTTCCCGATGAACCCCCACTACCACTTATTCCAGAAGTTCCAGATGAACCAGAAGTTCCTGATGAACCAGAAGTTCCTGATGTACCTCTACTTCCACTTGTTCCCGAAGTTCCCGATGAACCACTTCCTCCACCGGCTCCAGTTATACCTGAAGTTCCCGATGAACCTCCACTACCAGCCGTTCCATTCGTTCCACTTGTACCGCTTGTCCCACTACTACCAGAAGTTCCTGATGTTCCATTTGAACCGCCACCACCAGTTATACCACCACTTCCTGCAGTTCCAGAAGTTCCCGAAGTACCACTACTACCACTTCTTCCAGAGGTTCCCGATGTACCAGCTGTACCAGTTGTACCACCCGTACCATTTGTACCACTTATTCCCGATGAACCACTCGTACCGCTTGTTCCACTACTACCACTTAGTCCAGATGTACCGCTTGTACCAGAAGTTCCTGATGTTCCAGAAGTTCCTGATGTTCCAGAAGTTCCTGCCGAACCCGTTGTACCACTACTACCGGTTGAGCCCGATGTTCCAGAAGTTCCTGATGTACCACTTGTACCACTACTACCGCTTGTACCAGAAGTTCCTGATGTTCCAGAAGTTCCTGATGTTCCAGAAGTTCCTGATGTGCCAGCCGAACCAGTTGAACCAGAAGTTCCTGATGTTCCAGAAGTTCCTGATGTTCCAGAAGTTCCAGACGAACCCTGAGAACCAGAAGTTCCTGATGAACCCGATGTACCAGATGAACCAGATGTTCCTGATGTTCCCGATGTTCCAGAAGTACCAGATGTTCCTGATGTTGCTGCTGCTGTTTTTACACCAACTCTACCAGTTGTTGTATTATAAACTAAAACTTCATTTGTACTACCATCTTGCGGTAAAGAACCAACACCAAATGTTAATGAACCAGTAATCCCAACACTTCCAGTAAATTCCTGCTTATCAGTTTGAGCATCACCAAATTTTGATGAACCACTTGCGTAGATTATTGATGATGATATATAAGTTACTTTTAATTCAGTTGCATTTATTGTACCAGCTACTGTTAAATCAGTATTAACTACTAAACCTTTATTTGGAGAAATTATTGCCGTTGCTGAACCTGATTTTAATCTATCCAAATCACCAATTGATGTAGCTGATATATTAAACAATCCACTACCATCTCCTCTAAACAAAGATGCTGATATTGATGATGAAATATTAAAAGAGCCACTAATTTGGGTATTTGCTTTTATTTGAAGTGGTGATGTACCAATTACTCCAATTACATTTGTTTGTACTGCAGAAGAACTAAAATTTCCTACAATATTAACAGATTCAGATGAGGCATTTAAAATAGGAGAACCACTTACAAAAAGTGATACACTATTTACACTAGTCTGATTTAAACCATTTGGATTATTACCGTTAAACGCCATTTAATATATCTTTTTATTATGTCAATTCTAATACTGAAACAATTACATCTGCCGAAGCTGCTAACGATGATGTAACTGAAATAAAGTCTGTTGCTTCTAATACAACTTTTTGGTCTCCACCTACCATAACATTTGAACTACCTTGTACAATTAAAGCATTCTTTACCAAAAATACGCATTTGTTTCCACCATTGTCTCTAAGCATTACACTTACAGAAATATTTTGAGTTGATGTATTTGCTACATTGACACCAATTACAGTTGCTGCTGTTCCTGCCGGAGCTTCATATACTTTTACGCCTGTTATTCCGATTGAACTTGTTATACTATTTTTAAATGTATTTGCCATTTTGTTTTATTTTTATCCTAATGCTATTGCAAAGGCTATTGCCGAATCTAATACGTCCACACCATCTACTAAATAACCACCTTGTGTTAATCTAATAGAACCAGTAATTATTTGAGAACCAGTAACAGATAATCTTTGATTTATATTAAGAAAATCAAAAGATGCTTGAGATACATCAATAGTTCCTTTAAATGAACCAGTAAATGAACCAGTAAATGAACCGCTTAAATTTGCGTATGCATTTGAAGCTTGAATAATTGAACCTGAAAATATTGGACTATGTATTACCATCTATATCTATATACTTTTGTGTTATGTGTATAAATATAAATAATTTTCCTTTTAAGGTTTCACAGGCCAAGTTATACTAAATGGATTGGGTTGAGATGTAATATCTCTTAAAGATTGTCTGTATTCAGACCAAATTGCTTTTGTTTCAGCTGATACATCTGCTAATTGTGTCCAATCACACTCTACCAATAATTCATTTCGAGTTTCTCTAACAATAAACCATTGATTTTCTAATCTATAATCTATTTCAGTTTGAGATGCATTGGTTTGAATCCAATTTTGATAATATACACCATCAGTTAAAACAGGCGTTCCTTCGGTGATATTTTTTGTGTAATCGGTTGGCATTGGAGTTGGAGTAACTACATACATATCCCACTCTATCAATGATGTATCAGTTAATTCGCTAGGTAAGCTTACATTTGGAAATGCTGCTCTTAATTGAGGAATACTATAAGGATAGTTTATTGTTTCATCTATAATTCGTAAATACATATTATTTAAAGTTTACAGGTATTGATGCAAAATTTGATAAACCAGTACAATTGTTGAATGCATCAGTTCCAGATGGAGTTGGAGTTCTTAACCACAATTCAGGTGCAGTTCCCGTTAATGAATTTACAGTTGAACTCATATTATAAATATTATTAAAAATAGTTACGTTTGTATTAAATGTAAATTGTAATACATTTGTTAATGCTCTACAATTTCTAAAAGTTGATGAAAAGTTTACTACTAAAGTATTAGTATCAAATAATGTAGAAGGTACTGATGTTAATCCAGTACAAGCAAAAAAGCAAGATGCAAATGTTGTTGCTAAAGTTACATTATCAAATAATCCAGTTGGTACGGTTGTTATAGTTGTTATACCAGAAAAACTATCCGTAAATGTTGTTGCGTTTGGTGAATAATCAAATACATCCTCAGGAATTGCTGTTATTCTAGTACCTCTCATAAAAGAGGCAAAAGAAACTACCTCTGCTAAACCAGTATACCCACCCACACCACTCAATGAAGCACTTCCAGGTATTGCTGTCAAATTAGTACATCCATAAAAATTTATAGTTCTTAATCCAACAATTCCCCATTGTACTAATTCCGTAACAAGAGTTCTAATACCAGCATTATTATCGACACGAAAACCTGGCATAAATCCATTTATAGTAATTGTATAAGTTCCGGCTGTTACAAAGGTATGTATTCTATCTACTGAATTTGATGATGTTATTAGTGGTGATGATGTAGAATCTCCCCAGCTAATCGTTAAATTAGGAGTTAAACCACCATAATCTACTAAAGGAGTTGTAAATACAGTATTAGCCGTAGTCGTTGTTATTCTAAATACAAACGGAAAAACTGCCGATGATTCTGATTCTACTAGTCTTCTAAATATTCCCATAACTATAATTATTAACTTAAGTTTTTACCTGTTACAAATCCATAGTAAGATGTTCCACCATTATAAGTGTAGAATACTAAAACATCAGTTCCAGAAGAAGTAAGTATTGGCGCACTTCCACCAACCCAATCAACACTAGCAGGCCAAGTAATTGCATATGCTCCGGCATTTACGGTTACTAATGTAAATCCAAATCCAATTGGAGAATTAGGTGCGTTTGTTATTGTTATTGTTGCAGTTCCGTTAAATTGTCTTCTAAAGTTGTTTGCTGTTGATAAATCCAATGTTGCACTTCCACCAGTTCCTAAATCATTAAATGTTTCTCTATATGTTGTTGATATTACGTTACCTACTACTGCTAAATTCGTACCATCAAATGTTATATTACTTTCAACAGTTGCACCAACGGGTGCATTTGTGTAAGTTAATAATCCATCATTGGTTGTTCCAACCAAAGAAAATCCATTTGTACCAGAAGTTCCAGATGAAAATGCCGGTGAATTAGTACCCGATGTACCATTTGCACCACTAGTCCCAGATGAACCAAAGAATGTACCATTTAATCCAGAAGTACCATTTGCACCACCACTACCAGAAGTACCAGATGAAAATCCCGGAGCGTTTGTACCTGATGTACCAGAAGAACCGGAAGCGCCAGTCTCACCATTAATACCACTCGTACCACTGCTACCAAAGAATGTACCATTAACACCAGAAGTTCCTGATGTACCAGAAGTTCCAGAAGTTCCTAATCCAGACGTTCCCGATGTTCCAGCCGTACCACTTATTCCAGAAGTTCCTGATGAACCGAACATTGTACCATTTAATCCAGAAGTTCCTGATGTACCAGAAGTTCCCGATGTACCAGCAGAACCAGATACTCCAGAAGTTCCTGATGTGCCGCTTGTACCACTACTACCAAACATAGTACCATTCAATCCAGAAGTTCCTGCTGTCCCAGAAATACCAGATGTGCCCGATGTACCACTTACTCCGGAAGTACCCGATGTTCCAGAAGTACCACTACTTCCAAACATTGTACCATTTAATCCAGAAGTTCCTGATGTTCCTGATGTTCCAGAAGTTCCTGATGTTCCACTACTTCCACTTACTCCTGAAGTACCACTTGTACCACTACTTCCAAAGAAAGTTCCATTTAATCCAGAAGTTCCTGATGTTCCCGATGTACCAGAAGTTCCTGATGAACCATCCGTGCCATTTAAACCAGAAGTTCCCGATGAACCACTTTCTCCAGAAGTACCACTACTTCCGAACATTGTACCATTTAAACCAGAAGTTCCCGATGAACCACTTTCTCCAGAAGTTCCAGATGTACCAGCTCCGCTTGTACCAGAAGTACCATCAAAACCAGATGTTCCACTACTTCCAAACATTGTACCATTTAAACCAGAAGTTCCTGAAGTTCCAGAAGTTCCAGAAGAACCACTTTCTCCAGAAGTACCTGAAGTACCACTTATTCCAGAAGTACCACTACTTCCAAACATTGTACCATTCAATCCAGAAGTTCCTGAAGTACCATCAGTACCATTTATTCCCGATGTACCACTTGTACCACTTGTACCAGACGTACCATCAGTACCATTTATACCAGAAGTTCCTGAAGAACCAAAGAAAGTTCCGTTTAATCCAGAAGTTCCTGAAGTTCCGCTAGTACCATCCGTACCATTTATTCCACTCGTTCCACTACTTCCACTTTCTCCCGATGTTCCAGAAGTACCGCTACTACCAAAGAATGTACCATTTAATCCAGAAGTTCCAGAAGAACCATTTTCTCCAGAAGTTCCTGATGAGCCATTTTCCCCAGAAGTTCCTGATGTTCCCGATGTACCATCAGAACCACTTACGCCGCTTGTACCACTACTACCAAAGAATGTTCCGTTTAAACCAGAAGTTCCTGATGAACCATTTTCTCCAGAAGTTCCTGAAGTTCCTGATGTGCCACTTGTACCGCTTGTACCAGAAGTACCACTACTACCAAAGAAAGTTCCATCTAATCCAGATGTTCCTGATGTACCACTTGTACCACCACTTCCAGATGTTCCAGAAGTTCCATCACTACCACTTGTGCCGCTTGTACCGCTTGTTCCATCACTACCAGAAGTTCCTGATGTTCCAGAAGTTCCATCTGAACCATTTGTACCGGATGTACCAGCTGAACCATTTGTACCTGAAGTTCCCGATGTACCACTTGCTCCAGAAGTTCCTGATGAACCACTTTCTCCAGAAGTTCCAGAAGTTCCTGATGTACCATCAGTACCAACACCACTTGTACCACTTGAACCAGCACTACCATTTGTACCACTTGTACCAGATGTACCTGAAGTTCCAGATGAACCACTTTCTCCAGAAGTTCCTGAAGTACCAGATGTACCATCAGTACCAACGCCGCTTGTACCAGAAGTTCCGCTTGTACCACTTGTACCAGACGAACCATCACTACCACTTGTGCCTGATGTTCCAGATGTACCAGAAGTTCCCGAAGTACCCGATGTACCACTACTACCACTAGTACCACTTGTACCAGACGAACCATCACTACCGCTTGTACCAGATGTACCGCTTGTTCCAGAAGTTCCCGATGTACCGCTTGTACCAGATGAACCCGATGTACCATCCGAACCAGAAGTTCCTGATGTTCCAGAAGTTCCAGAAGTTCCCGATGTACCCGAAGTTCCAGCCGAACCAGTTGAACCAGAAGTTCCTGATGAACCAGAAGTTCCCGATGTACCATCTTGTCCAGCTGAGCCGGATGTACCAGAAGTTCCTGATGTACCATCTGAACCAGTTGAACCAGATGTACCACTTGTTCCAGATGTACCAGAAGAACCACCACTACCAGATGTTCCACTACTACCACTATCACCACCACTACCAGAAGTTCCCGATGTACCAGAAGTTCCCGATGTACCAGAAGTTCCCGAAGTACCACTACTACCATTAGAACCAGAAGTTCCTGAAGTACCCGATGTACCAGAAGTACCTGCTGTACCAGCAGAACCATTTGTACCGCTTGTTCCCGATGTTCCAGAAGTTCCTGATGTTCCAGAAGTTCCTGATGTTCCAGAAGTTCCTGATGAACCACCACTTCCTGCAGTTCCATTTGTACCGCTTGTTCCTGATGTTCCTGATGTTCCAGAAGTTCCAGAAGTTCCTGATGTTCCGCTTGTGCCTGATGTTCCAGATGTTCCGCTTGTGCCTGATGTTCCAGAAGTTCCCGATGTCCCAGATGTTCCAGAAGTTCCCGATGTTCCAGATGTTCCAGAAGTTCCCGATGTTCCAGATGTTCCTGATGTTCCAGAAGTTCCTGATGTTCCTGATGTACCAGAAGTTCCTGATGTTCCTGATGTACCAGAAGTTCCTGATGTACCATCTAATCCAGAAGTTCCAGAAGTTCCTGATGTACCAGAAGTTCCTGATGTACCAGAAGTTCCTGATGTACCATCTACTCCAGATGTTCCAGAAGTCCCAGAAGTACCGCTTGTACCACTTGTACCAGAAGTTCCTGATGTACCATCCGTTCCACTTATACCAGAAGTTCCTGATGTACCAGATGAACCCACAGCTGCTGCTATATTTCTATATCCTAATTTTTTTGTTACTGTATCCCATATTACTACTTGCTCATATGATGCAGATGGTAAATTTCCAAAAAATACACTACCACTCACACCCAAACTAGCACTAACTACTAAAGATGCTCTAAAAGTTTGGTCAGTATTAATTTGTAAGAACGATGAAGTATCACTTCCAGCTGCATTTAAAGCGTATGATGCAGTAAATGCAAATATTGCTAATGAAGCCGTACCAACTCTCATTGATGCGGTTTGGAAATTTTGTATAAAGTTAGCCGTATCAACGTTTGATGCATTTTGTGCAAATAATGCATATGATGCGGTAATTGCTAAAGAAGCAGTACCAACAGTCATTGAAGATGTTCTACTATTTCTTACATAATCAGTTAAATTAAGATTACTTAAATCAGCTACATATGATGCGGTTTCTGCAAATTTAGAATTTAAAACAGCCATTGAAGCTGTTTGGTCATTTCTTACATAAGCGTTTGCATTTGATAACGATGCTGATAATGCTACCAACGATGCCGAATCAAATCCAGTTACAGCGTCTGCTAAAGCTGCTCTCCTAGCATAAGATGCCGAATAAACTTCACCAAATACCCTATCTCCATTAATAGTTCCATTTATTAAAGAACCACCACTACCAATTACAACATGTCCAGATGTTAATCCACTAAATACAATTTGTATAGTATCATCATCAATTGATTTTATTGTTCCAGGTAAAATTTGGTCTTCAGAACCAGTAGCGTACACCTGAACCATTGGATATTTTATACCCAAATTGTGTACAATAGTTAAATTACTTACATTATTAAATGCTACTGTTTCAGTTAATGATGTTTCCGGCTGAGGTATGAAATATCCTTGTGTTGGATTGAATCTTAAAATATCATATTCTGCACTAGCCGTAGCCCCAACTCCTTGGAAATTATATGTACCTAAGAATGAACCGGTAAATAATTGAGATTTAATAACATTACTTGCCGTAATATTATTTACTAATATTTTATTCAATACATTCAAATCACCTTGTATAGATGCTGATGTATTTACAACTAATCCTAAATTTGGAGAGATTTGTGCAGTTACAGAACCAGATTGTAATAGAGAAGTTTCAAATGCTAAATTAGCGATATTGATATTTCTTAATCCACTACCATCTCCAATAAATGAAGAACCAGATGCTGCTATTACATTTCCACCACTAACAAATACCGAACCACTCACAGTTAGTGAACCAGAGAATATTCTTACAGATGTATTTACTTCAAATCCTTTATTTGGAGATATCACACCTTCAACCGAACCAGATATAACTCTATCTAATTTAAGGTCTTGTAATGCGTTTGCCGGAATGTTAAATAATCCACCACCATCACCAATAAATAATGCAGCTGTTATAGGTACGTTTACATCTAATTTTTCTGGGTCTACAATTGCTCTACCAGAACCAGATTGAATTATACTTAATTGTAAATCTTCTAATGCCGATGCTGGGATATTAAACAATCCACCACCATCACCTTCAAAACGAGATGATGATATCGAACCACTAATACTTACCGAACCAGTGAATATAGAACCATAATAAGAACCAGAATTAGAACCTACACTTGAGAATACACCATTCGTTGTTACTACAAATTGTATTCCACTTTGAACGGATGCCGTTGCAGAACCACTTGCTATTAATGGAGCTGCAGATGCTTGTACATTCGTTAATTGAGAACCATCTCCAATGAATGAAAATGCTCTAACACTACCACTTACGTCAATTGAACCCGTAAATCTAGAACCAATGGCCGAACCAGTTGCTCCAGTTGTTACTACAAAGGAATCACCACTTTGAACCGATGCAGTTGCAGAACCACTACCAATGAATGGTGCAGCTGCCGCTTGTACGTTTGTTATAAATCTACCATCACCTAATATAAATTGAGCTTTTAAACTACCACTAACATCAACACTACCAGTTATACGAGTACCAATTTGATAATTTAAGCCAGAACCAGTTGCACCGGTTGTAACTACAAAAGTATCACCACTAGCTACCGAAGCCGTTGCAGAACCACTTGCTATTAAAGGTGATGCTGCCGCTTGTACATTTGTAATTTGAGAACCATCTCCTATAAATCTAAATGCTCTAACACTTCCACTTACATCAACACTTCCAGTAAATTGAGAACCAAACTCAGAACCACTAAATATATTAGTTGCTATTACTTTAAATCCAAAATCAGGACTTACAGATGCCGTTACTGAACCAGATACAATAAACGATGATAATAGTGCATCTTCAGTTAATGCAGAACGAGGAATATTTCTAAGATATGTTCCATCAGCAAATATAAATGATGATGAATCTATAAATAGTCCTCCGCTTGTATCATTTACAAATAAACTACCAGATACGGATATTGAACCCGTAAATTGAGATGCTATTTGTGTAACAAAGAAACTTTCACTTACTGATGAAGTAAATGGTGTTTTTACTATAAATCCAAATACAGGAGATACCGATGCTGTTACTGAACCTGATTTAATTTCAGATGAAGCTAATGCATCTTCAGTTAATGCAGAACGAGGAATATTTCGTAAATAAGTACCTTCTGAATAAATAAAAGAAGATGAATCAATTAAAATACTTCCACTAAAAGATGAACCACTTTCAACTGATTCAACAAAAAATCCTTTTTGTGGTGATACCGATGCTGTTATACTACCAGTTGCTATTCGTACTGCATCACCAGTAATATTTGAGAAAGGAATATCAAATAATCCTTTACCACTACCACTAAATACAGAAGCAGTTACTACACCAATTACTTTTGTATCTCCAATTAATTTTATTTCTGCTGGAACATATAATGCATCTACTACATTAATAGTGCCGGCCATTGAACCATGTAATTGACAATTATAATAAAGTGTATCCGGTGCACTTCCTGAAACTAAAAATGTTATAACACCAACATCATCACCATTATTAGTTACCCAAGTATCATATGAGTTTGCAGTACCTGTACTATTTGTATCTTTAATCCAAAATGGATGCCCACTAGCATTTACATTAAATGTATAATTTACATTTCTAACTAAAGTTAAAGTTGGGTTTGAACCACTTACTAATCTATTACTTATATTATATGCACTACTTCCAGCATTGGTTACGTTAAATACAGTATCTATATCAGAATATGCTAATTCTCTTGCCGAAGATGATACTATAAAACTTCCACTAATTGTAGAAAATGTATTTACTCTAAGCCCATAATCAGGCGAAATTGATGCAGTTACCGAACCACTTGCAATTCTATTAATTTTAAATGATAATGCAGATTCAGGAATATCAGATAATCCAGCACCACTACCACTAAAGAAAGAACCAGTCTCAACTCTAATATATCCACCAGTTACAAATAAACTACCAGTAAATTGCGAACCACTTTCAGCTGATATTACTCTAAATCCAAAATCAGGAGAAACAGATGCAGTTACACTACCACTTTTAATTTCGGTAGATATTAAAGCATCTTCGGTCAATGCGTTTCTAGGAATATCTTTTAATCCAGCACCAGAACCAGAGAAAAATGAGCCAGTCTCAACTCTAATGTATCCACCAGTTACAAATAAAGAACCTGTAAATTGAGAACCACTTTCAGCTGATATTACTCTAAATCCATCATCAGGAGAAACCGATGCAGTTACACTTCCACTAGCAATTCTTTTTAATTCTTCTGATAACGCTGAAAATGGAATATCTGTTAATCCTTTACCACTACCACTAAATACGGATGCTGATACTGAACCAGAAAAGTTTGATACTGAAGCGAATACCTCAAATCCTCTATCAGGAGAAATTGATGCAGTTGCAGAACCAGAGAAAATTTTAGAAAGGTCTAAGTTTGCCAATGCTGATAGTGGGATATCAAATAAATTTTTACCACTACCAGAATAAGATGAACCACTTGCTAATGATATATTACCACTAACAAATAAACTACCAGTAAATTGAGAACCACTTTCCGCAGATAATACTTTAAATCCAAATTCAGGACTAACCGATGCCGTTACACTACCACTTTTTATTTCAGTAGATAATAAAGCATCTGGCGTTAAAGCTGCTCTTGGTATATCAAATAATCTAGCACCACTACCGCTAAACGAACCACTGGATATTTCTATACTTGAATTTCCAAATATACTACCACTTAAAAATATACTACCAGTAAATTGAGAACCTTTATCAGAAGATACTACTACGAATCCAGAATCAGGACTTACAGAAGCTGTTACCGAACCAGATACTATCTTTGTTGCAACTTGAGGTGGTACGTTTATATTTGTTAATCTACTACCATCTCCTTGAAATGAACCACTAAAGCTTGAACCACTAATTTCTTGTCCAATTAAATTTCCAAATATAATTAAAGAACCACTAATATCAACAGACCCACTAAAAGTTGAACCACTTTCAACTGATTTTACTAAAAACCCATCATCAGGACTTACAGAAGCCGTTACAGAACCACTTGCTATTCTAGGAGAATCTCCAGTAAATGCTGCTCTTGGAATATTAAATAATCCCCCACCATCACCTTGGAAAAACGAACCACTAAATGAGCCAGTAAATTCTCTAGCTCTAATAATATCACTAACATCCAAACTTCCTGTTATGGTAACACCATCACCTTTTTGCAATAATCCATCTACTATATTAATAGTACCAGCCATAGATGCATGGAATTGACAAATATAATAAAGTCTATCAGGTGCATTTGATGGTACTGCAAATATTAAAGTACCAACTTGACCTCCATTATTCGTTACACCCGTATTATATAAATCGTTTGTTCCGGTTGTATTAATTGTTTTTATTTGAAAAGGATGTCCGCTTACATTTAAATTAAAAATATAAGTTATACCTCTTACTAATGTTAATGTTGGATTCGAACCAATAGCTGCCCCAGTAAAATTATAATTTAAATTATCATTATTAGTTACGTTAAATACAGTTTGTATAGATTCGGATGGAAAATATTGCTTAGATGCTGAAATAAGCATACTTCCACTAAATGTAGAGAATGTATTTACTACCAATCCTTTATCAGGAGAAATTGATGCAGTTGCCGAACCGCTTGAAATCTTAGATAAGTCTAAATCTCTTAATGCTCTTACTGGAATATCAAATAATCTAGCACCACTACCAGAGTAAGATGAACCAGAATTAATTTCAATTCCACCACTTACAAATAAACTACCAGTAAAACTAGAACCACTTTGTGCAGATATTACTTTAAATCCAAAATCCGGAGATGTTGATGCCGTTACACTACCACTTGCTATTAATGTTGCTACCAATGCATCCGGAGTTAATGCTGAACGTGGTATATCGAATAATCTTGCACCACTACCAGAATAAACACCACCAACACCCAATTGAATATTACCAGTAACAAACATGCTACCAGTTATCTGAGAACCAACCGTAGCAGATTCTACTCTAAATCCAAAATTAGGTGATACCGATGCCGTTACACTACCACTTGCTATTAAAGTTGCATCCTCTGCTAAAGCTGATTGTGGAATATCAAATAATCCCTTACCACTACCACTAAACATTGATGCGGATACTGGAAATTGGAATGTTGAGAATGTATTTACAACCAATCCAGTGTTTGGTGCGATAGATGCAGTTGCAGAACCACTTGCTATTAATGTTGCTGTTAAAGCTGGTAAATTAAATAATCCTCTACCATCTCCGATAAATAAAGATGCTGATATACTACCACTAATATCTACACTACCAGTAAATTCAGAACCACTTAATGCCGATTCAACTTTAAATCCATATGTAGGGTCTACGGAAGCAGTTACACTACCACTAGCTATTCTAAATGAATCACCACTAAATGCAGAACGAGGAATGTTAAACAATCCAGCACCATCTCCAGTAAATGCACCAGATACAGAACCTGTTATTTGTTGCGCTTTAAGTGAACCAGTTATTGTAACACTGCCGCTAATATTAAGTGAACCAGTTATTTGTTGTATATCTAATATATCATCTCCAAACTTATTTGAACCCGATGAATATATTACAGATGATGAAATATAAGATACTACTAATTGTTCTGCAAATATAGAATCTCTTACAATTAAATTTCCTTGAACTGTTGTATTTGTATTTACAACTAAATTACCTCCTATAAAAGATGCAGTTGCCGAACCACTAGCTATTCTAATTGCTGCAGGTAGATTTGTTAAGTTACTACCGTCCCCTTGAAATGAACCAGAAAAAGAACCTGAAATTTGGTCTAAACTAATTGTTCTTGCAAATCCTCTATTACCTTCACTATCCGAAACTACAATAGCAGGATTCGTTAATAATGATGCAGAAAAGCTAGGAACACCCAAATTCGGCTCTGCTTGAGATAAATCCAAGAATTGATACCTATCAGATGTTACATTTTTCGGGCTTACAACCCTTACCCTGCCCGTTAATAGATTACTTATTGCCATGCGTTACTTTCCAGCTTTGTTATAAATATAGAGAATCCCTTATAAATATCAATCAATGATATTATTGTTATTCATTCGCACTTTCTAACAAAGAAAGAACCACAGTTAATTGAGTTGAACCAGAAACAATAAATCCGTATGTTTCTTCTAATACTAATTTACCAGAAACTACCGGTGATAGTGAATCAGCTGGTGGTATTGTTACGTTCGTCACTAATCTTACAGCTTCTTGCTCAGCAAGTACAGGAGATTCAATTGTAGCTTTAATAACGTCTACCAAAGAATTTACAACATATATAGATGCAGAAACTCCAGCGTTCGTTCCGTTATTAAATGATGTCAATACAGATTGAGTAACTCCACTTTGAAATAATAATGGTGAAAGTGCAGAACCAGTTACAGATTCGTTTTTTATAATTTGATTTGATAATACTTTTAAATAATCTAAAGCAAATATAGATGCAGAATATTCAGTTGAATCAATTAAAGATACACCATTTTTATCAAAGTATGCTTTTGCTGCTTTATTTGTTCTAATTGTTGTGTTATTAACAATATCATATTTTATTGCATCCACATCATCCAAAGTATTTTGTTCAAAGTAAGATGATATAAAAGTAAATGGAGTTTCTGATAAACTATTTTGGTTTTGTGTATATGCTGCAATTTCTTTTCTTAAAAATTGTCTATTTGCATTTAATAATAAAGATGCACTAGCAAAACTACCACTAAAATTTAATAAATTTACAGAAGAACTTATAAATGAACTACCACTATATACATTTCCAAATTCAGGTACAGGTATTTCTTTATTTGATGTTACAAATATAGTTACGGGTTGTGTTACCAAACTATTATTTGTAATTTGACAAGATAACACAATAGATGATACACCTGCTGGTGTTGTATAAATTTCATCGGGCTCTCCAGTCAATCCTGTTACTACTGACTGAAACCGATTTAAGGGTACAAAAACTTCTGCCATTTTTTTATTTTTTTATTTTCTTTTTTTTTATATTTGTAGTGCCAATGAGAACGGAGTTACTAATGAGAATAAAGATTTACTAAATGTTCTACCCACAAGAGTACCAGTTGCCTGATTAATACTTAATCCCGTACCAATTCTAAAGTCACCATCCTGATTACCAGATGTGAAGAAGATTCTACCTCCACCCAATTCGGTAATTTCGTATATTGGGTCAGCCACACCACTACCACCCTGATTTGGAGGAAGTGCTTTGAATGTCACACCACTACCATTATAAGAGTAGTCAATACCAGTTGCTACAATCAAAGAACCAAATGATTCTAATGGTGCTCCAGCTGCTATAAACTCTGCTCTAGTTCTTAGATAACGATTTGTTTCCAATGTTTCTAATAATTGGTCTCTAGTCACAGCTATTGCACTTCCGTACTGACCATCATAATATGAAGATGCTGCTCTGATTCCTCTTTCATTTCCACCATACAATAAATCCGTTACAGCTGCATCTACAATAAATCCTGTATCACGTGAACAACTTGCCTCATTATATACTAAATATGGAAAAGCTCCATTTGTATATCCAATTGCTCTTTGTTTCAATTCATCTTTACCAGATTTCAATCTTTCAGCTGCTTGTCTTCTCTTAGTAGATGGTGCTAAGTAAGTTAATAGAGTATTTGCTACAATTTTTTCAGATATTCCTCTTGCGAAGTTTATGCCATCTATCGTTTGCTTCTTTTGTCCATTATTATCACCATAACTATCCAATATTGCTACCGATGGGAATTTGTAATAATATGAACCTGCTTCAATACTTCTTTCGTTACCACCATAAACTAAGTCAGTTCTGATTGCATCTATGATAAATCCTAAATCTCTACTACAACTTACTTCATTGTATTTCAAATTACTCCAAGACGAACTTAAGAATGTTATAGTTTCTTTTTGTATTAATTCTTTATTATCTGTCAATAATTTTGCAGTATCTATTAAAGATGCAGATGGTACTAAATACGTTGGATTGATTATTACTTTTTTAGCTGTCTTTCCAGCATATCTGATACCAGTAAGGGTTGGGTCTAATTGATTTTGAGTAGATGGTACACCTTTATTGATTGCGTTAGAAGGATATAAGTAATAATACTGTCCTGCTATCACACTTCTTTCTTGTCCACCATATAATACATCCGTTGCTGCTGCATCTATTAGGTATCCTACATCTCTCTTACAAGTTGCTTCGTTATAATATACACCACTCCAAGAAGAACTTACATAAGCAATAGTTTCAGCTGCCACAAATGCTTTATTCTTTCTTAATAAATCAAATGATGCCGATGCCTCTACTGATGCCGTTACGAATAGTATATTTTGTGCAATCTTTTGTGCTATTCTACCTGCGTAGTTTATACCATCAATTGTTTGTCCTAATTGTCCAACACCATCACCATCACCTTCAACGATTGCTAAAGATGGATATTCGTAATAGAATTTACCATTCAATACAGTTCTCTCATTACCACCATATAATAAA